GCAGCAACAGACCTAGATAGGGATGACTCCCGTTTCAACAACTAATTACGGAACGCGGAACTGTTTCCAGTCTTTGTCCATCCGCCTCGCGGCGGCGTTGTTGTATCGATCAAAAGTACGGCTGACTCCAGAAAGGCGCCTATTCCATATGGAAAACTCGGATTCAAACTCGAGCTTCTGGCCTTCGCCAGATCGGTTACCTTTCATGGTTTTATAGTCGTGCATTGGTTCCAGCATCTCGTTATAAAATAACGATAACTGGTATGCCAATGCGTGAGGTTCAGTTGAGATTCTGCCTAATCTTTTGGATTTAAGTAGAGTTTTAACATACTCCTCCAAAATGTTGAACTGGTCGTTCAACCAATTAATCATAGTCAGCTCACCACCCTGGTAAGTAAAATTACCAGAGAGCAAGACTGATCTTAGACTAATGAATTTTGGAATCTCGTGTTCTTCGGTGAGGAGCAGACCCTCCGTTCGCTTGTCAAACGAGCGGCCGAGTGGGTTAAGCCCCAAACCTCCAAATTGCTCGGGAAGTTCCGCGGCTCTCTGTGCCACAGAACGTAAACGAGCAGGGAATTGTTTGATTCCCTGGTGACCTACTACCTTAAGGTAGTTCATAAAGCTGTTGGACCACGACCCATTAGGGACTTTAGCTGGTTTAAACAATGCCTCGCTTGTAATCACGAAGCCTGCAAATTCTGCAGCGTGGTTTGATGATAACGATTTATCTTCCGAAATAGGAACCTTGGCAGAGACCAAGAACCTCCTATACATGGAATGTAATTCCGTGTCGGTAATAACGACATCGTCACCCAATATGCGATATGATTCAGTTGGCTCAATTCCTAGCTTCTCGCACATCTCGGCGAGCACTAAGTTATGAGTAAGCCCGAATAAAGGAAAGGAAGAGTACATGCCTTGCGGCTGTCCCTTCGAGTATCTAACATACTCGGTACCCTCAACTTCTCGAAGTTGTGGACTCAACCTCCATTCGGATCCTGAAAGGCTATCAATTAATTCCGCTTCTTCGGTTAAACCGAGTCCGCGGAGAACACCTATTTGAACACTCCTCGGAAAATTATCCGTAGCTCCGCTCAGGTCGACAGAATAAACTGTCTTCCCGTCCTTCAACGCCTTTTGGGCGAACAGGGCACCATCTTCTTGACTGTGTGTACAGTCCGTCTCCAGATACCTAAGTAACTGGTTGAGTAGTTGATGAAGCGGATACAAAGCAACTTGTATGGACGCGTGTGGCATAGCGATTACTCTCGCTTTGTAGCCTCTTTCCTGGATGACAGAAATGTCACCCGGTGAACACGCCAGTCTGTCATCCCAAGGGGGATTCAGACAGAGGGCAGATGGCAAGCCACCCTTCCTCTCCAAGTACGAACTTACTAACGGTACAGACAGTCCCGCAAGGAAACTGTCCAACCATTTATTGTGGTTCCATTTCTCATGGAACCATTCCGGACTCGTCGGGGGTTTACCCGTCGATAGGCCGGCAGGAGAAAACTGCCAATTGAGCTTAACAGGCCCAATATGCTTATCAGCGATCCTTTGTCCGAGTTCTAGTAAGTAAGTCTCTCTTTTCCGACTCAGAGTATCCTCTGAGTGAATGCTCCCTATGGTCTTCTTATACTGTTTCTTCGTTACCTTTTTACTAAGGTAACCAGTATAGACCATGAGAGCCGAGAGAGATTTGTTAATTTTCCTATGGTCGTCATAGCTAGGCTCAGCAAACAACTTGCGGAATACACCTTTCGGTGCACCCATCGAATGCTTTATCCATGGGAACTGCTGGTCACCACCAGCGAGTCCCTGGATTAGAGCCGTTTTGAGCGCTTTCAAGCGCCCGACGGTCCATTCCGTACCTGATGACTTTACCCAGATTTCAACCTGGGAAAGCATCTGTGAAACCTCTAAGGGTGTAAAGCCCAGAAGTTTCA